TGGTTTGAATGAATCTAAAAAGATAGCTGTTAAAATTGCAGAGAAAGCTGGAGTTAGTCCTAGAACAGTATATAGAGTGCACAATGTTAAAGAAAAGGGTGCGTCCGAAGTAAAAGAATTGATGAGCAAAGGCGAGTTGTCTGCAAAGGCGGCTGACGATTTTGTACGTATTGTGCCATCAAAAGAAGAACAAACCAAGATCGTTGAAAATGGTGGTGTAGAAGCAATAAAACAAACTGTTAGTCAGAAAGTAGAGCATGCATTGGAATTGTTAAGTGAAAAACCAGCTTGGGAGGAAGAATCCACAGAAGAAGGAAAACATAATCAAGAAATGTTTTGGAATTATAACAATTGGTTGGTAATACGTGGAATGCTTGACAAGCTATTCTGCCCCAATTGTGGATGTGTCGATTTAAAATTACAATGTTGTGGAATGAGTATAGAAGATGCTGCTAAGATCGCGCATGATAAAACCCAAGCAGCTATAGATGAAACAAACGCAAAGAGAAAGGTGATTGCAGATGAGTAATAAACTTGTTGAGTTCCCAAAGGATTATGTTAGAAATATGGATATGGCGACCAGTATCAAACTTCAGAGTAGACTCGATCCAAATATGCAGGTATCCTACATACATGGATCTATTATATATAGTAGCTCTGATCTTGGAACAAAAGAGAAAATTGTATCAGACGGCATAGAAATAACGCCTAATAGCACCAATGCAAACCGGGCAACCATCAAATTTCCAGTATGCGACAACTTTAAATTAGCACATGGAACAAAAGTACCTGAAGATATAAGAGCAATAAAGAATATATTTAATGTGCTGAAATCTTCAATTGATATTGATGATATGACATTGAATCAGGTGCACGAGTTCCATCCATATACTGAAATATTGGATGACGAAATTGTAGATACAATGGATAAAAATGGTATAGAAGCAATCTATACAACTTCTAAGACACATCGATTCAGTACCGCGCAGTATGGGGATATCAAGCCAACCTCTCCCGTAAAACTGTTACAACAGCGAATGCATACTCATAATATAAACGATATAAATATAAGTAGATTTAAAGGGGTGCTAGTAGCAGACTCCACATTCGGTATATATGGAAATAACGTCAGATCGTGGCCTGCATTCCTCAATAAATCTGAACATAGCTTACTAATGCAAGGATTTGTTAACAACAAGTGGTGGAACGATCAGATAGTTCCACACATGCTAAACGTTGGAGATGGCCTACAAACTTGTTTCCTCACCCTGAAACATGCACAAGTACCGATAAATTTGTCTAGATGGTAGATATCGCCATAAGGCGATATCATATTTTATTTCTAAACCTCTCATCAACATTTTTTAAATACTCCCCATCAATCTCGACAGTTTCCTCAAGTTGCTTAGTTTCTTCTACAATATGATGGATAGCTTTCTGGTATTCATCCTCGGTTATTACTTTCTTTGCTCTTAGTATGAGGAGGAGTGCTTCATGCTCCATGTACATCTTGCTGAGCCTGAATGATAACTTCGCGATCTCAGAAGATTCGCTTGTATCAGTCATAAATTCCGGGTCGCCCTGTATTTCGTCAAGTAAATCCATCAACCCACCACCTGTATAGGAAATAAGCCTCCCCATGTTGCGGGCGGAACTCTATACCTGGGGTTGTCTATAACAAGTTCTTTAGCTACGCGATTTGGGCCAGACCAATGGTAGTCATGCATGCAGATCCACCCGCCCTTCACCACGTTACCACCCCAATGAACAAAATCATATTTCACATCTTCATACTCATGGGAACCATCTATGAACACCATATCAATCGCTCCAAAATGCTTCTCATACGCCTCTTTCGAGGTCATCTGGTAGGGGCGCACAGTATCGAACATGTGGAGGGATTCAATATTTTCTCTAAACTCATCCCACGTATTGCAGTGGGGATCAAGTTCGCGATGTTCTTTGGAGCCCGTAAACGGGTCAACAGTATATATTAGGGGGTGGGCCGGGTTGTTTCGCGATGCAAATCCCAGCGTCGCGGTCGATCTACCTTTCCATGCACCAATCTCAACAATCGGGCCGGAAACCTCACTCGCAATGATATACAAAACGCGGGCTTCTTCTTTCGATAGCCATCCACCAATCTTATCTATTATGGGCCAATCTAACTCAAATTGTTCATCTTCCATTATTATACCTTCTATTTTAACTAGCGCCATCTTTATATATAAGTTTTTCTATATGGGTAATGGGGTGAGAAATATTACCTACAGAACAAAATGGAATGACGATGGGCCAAGTTTGGGCGAGATGCATGATGTATGGAATAACCTGTTTGATCGCCTATGTGCAATCGATGATATGATCGAGGCACTAAACGGTGATAAAAATGAAAGAGATTTAGTAAAAGATGGCCCAAGTTGGCAGGAACTACAGAAGCAGATCGAGACATTGAAGTTAGAACGAAAGGAAATAGATAGAAGATTGTATAGCCTTCAAATGGATATAAGCATATTCAAGGGATATTAATGAATGGAAAAATTGGTGCACTTGTAACCATCTTTATGATGGTAGGTATGGCGGTTGGGTTTAACGGCTGGGATGACTCCAAGTCCTACGCCGACAACGTTAAGAGTATATTTTCCACGAATGTAATAGACTTTAGCGATGGGCCACACAGTCCTGAGCTAAATTGGAGTGATGGGGATAAGCCGGTCCGGGCAGTTGATGGAACACCATTTGGGTACGTGGCCGAGCAGGATGTAGTTGCTAGGAAGAACGCGGTATTTTTGGGCATGAACGGCAGTGATCCATACGCCGAAAATCTATCACTCGCCAAGCCCATCCACGCAGTTGATAAGTCCTGGGACGGGGTTGTAACCGAGGAGGATGCAGTTAACAAGAAGATCGCCGAATTTATGGGGTAAGTAAATACTTACTCCTTTATCATCCATTATTCTTTTAATATACTCTAATTTGCCCAAGGCTCGACTTTCTATCATAACCAACACACTTGTCCATCCAAGATACTAAAGTGCCGCTATGAACCCCACACGCAATCCTCAGGCATTCTGTGGACCAGTATCGCTAAGCAATTTAAGTAAGAATAGTTAAATTAATATATCAGAATTCATTGCCCAATAATTTATCAATAGATTGAACCAATACCAACGATTGTTATTAGTTTTAACATGACATGAAGTGCACAATGGTACAAAGGCCCACTCCTTGCCATTACATATAGAATTTTTGTTATAGTCTATATGATGAATCGATAATCGTCGTTTGTTATCATTTTACCACATATATAACATCTATTATTAAATTTGTAACGTATATATTCTTTGAAATTTTTATTAAATTTATTACAATATTTTTTAGATATTCCACCACGCCAATTCCAATTTTTTTCTCCTCGCTCAGCATCGCCTATATGCATTTTATGTTCTTCTGTAAATGGTTTTCTCTTTTTATCAAGTTTTGCTTTTGCTCTATTTTTTACTGATTCTTCTGATGTTATACCTATCTTATATTTTTTAAAATATTCATATTGGCATTTTCGTGAACAAAAATGTCGTATATTATTTTTTTTATATGGTCTAATTTTTATTTCTATTTTACAATTATCGCAATTTACATATACCGGAGGTTTTGTCATTTGCCATGACATTCTACACGACTTAGAGCAAAATCGTTGTCCTCTATTAGCTATCCATCGTTCTATTTCATATTCATTTTTACACCATTCGCATATACACTTAACCATGACCATATTATTACCTATATATCATATGCTATTTAAAGTTAACTTTAATATATATACTAAATAATATAAAAATATTTAAATTAAATTTTTTGTATGAATTTTAGTCCATAATACATCGGCGTTATAGTGAATGGGTTGCTTGAGAAGTTCGATGAGTGGGTGTGGGGATCAGCAGTTGATTTACCAATATTGCTATTTCCAGTATTATCTTCGTTATAATATGCGCTTGGATGTTGTGACCCACTTCCCTCTTGACTATATCCACATCCCCCGGAATTTGGCCGGGACGACATATCGTTAAGAGCGTGTTGGTGACCAGCTATTTCCGCAGCCGAAAGAGAATGCCCTGATATAGTAACTGCCCCAACTATAGTATGAGTACCGCTACCAGTATCCCCAACGTTATAGTCCGATCCTGTGCCCGCTCCCACTACAAACCTATCGCGTAGGTCTATTGTGCCGGACGTCCCATCACATAGATGCCATCCACTAGGCACAGTTTCCCCCGACCACATTATAATCAGGCCGGTCGGTACACTTAACCCATCGAAATCTCCGATGTGAAGGTTACCCCCCGAATAATAAATTAGATCTGCATCTGAGCCGGACCCCGCGCCATCATTATCTACTCCCCAAAATGTTTCAAGCATTTCGTTTTTAGTATAATAATTGCTAGTATGCACGTGGGATGATAAATGGGCGGACGCTTCACTATATTGAGTTTCGAAGTTATTTAGTTCCGTTGTTGTTATCTTGTTGGCGCTCGTCCAGGTGGTATAATTCTTAACATATGCTATATCGATCCCCCCATCATGAAATTTTCATTATATAATAAAGTGAATAGTAGTATGGCTCGTATGCAACATCATTGAACGTTATGGTATTTCCGGTGTGGGTGTGACCCAGGCCCCCACCCGCATACTCAGTATTACGATTCAATGTTAATGCTACACCAAGTGGGCCAGTGGCCGGATATGGTGAATATGTTAGCCCGGCGAGCCCATTTGTATGATCTTGCCAAGTGTGAGTGTGAATTGGCATTTCATCAGCAGTTATAGTATGGGCGGTGACCGTAAATGATGCTGTAACTGAGGTTGAAGTTGCGCCCCCTGTGTCGCCAACACTATAGGTAGTACCCGCGCCCACTATGAATCGTTGACGTAAGTCGGGGGTTGTAACTGTGCCAACTGTTTGCCCATTACATAGATACCATCCAGCAGGTATAGTATCTGAATCACCTTTCCATATTACTATCGCACCATCTGGGAAACCCTCGTTTATTATATCGGTATAATGAGAGCCGTCTAATAGATCTGCATCAAATCCAGTATAATATGAGGTGGTGAAAAAGTCCAAATCGCTCAAGGTCTTAGTATAATGCTCATCGTCGTGGTTGTGTTCATCCGCATCATCTTTTATTTCATCCCATTGTGACTCAATCCTATTAAATGCGCCCCCCGACAAATAATGGGTTGTTTCCCAGGGATCATGAAATTTAGTATATGCCATATTAATTATCTCCAAATAAATTAATTTCATCATTCATTGCCCAATAGTTAATCAATAGATTAAACCAGTGCCATCTATTGTAGTTAGTTTTTGTATGGCAAGAAGTACATAAAGGAACAAATGCCCACTCCTTACCGTTGCAAATGGAGTTTTTATTATAGTCTATATGGTGAACAGATAGTCGCTGTTTTGAGTCTTCGGGCATACTGCATATAAAACAACGCCTATTAAATTTATCACGAATATATTCTTTGAAATTTTTATTAAATTTTTCACAATATTCTATAGATATTCCACCACGCCAATTCCAATTTTTTTCTCCACGGTGAGAATCTCCAATACGTTGTTTATGTTCTTCAGTAAATGGTTCACGTTTTTTACCAGTTCTACTAGCCGCGCTTTTCGCAGATGATTCTTTACTTGGGCCTCTATGAGTTAATGTTCGATGCTCGTTATCACATTTACGGGAGCAAAAATGTAGTTTATTTTTATCTAGTTTATATGGACGAATTTTAAATTCTATGCCACAATTATCACAGTTTACACATACGGGCGGTTTAGTAAATAATTGACTTGCTCTACATGAGTGGGAACAAAATCTTCTGTTTTTAGATAAATAATTTGTTATATGAAATTCCTTCCCACAATGTTCACAAACACATTTCACATTTTTGATCTTTGCCGTACTGCTACATTTTTTACTACAATATTTTCCCCATCCTTTAGCTATTCTAGACGGTGATTGATGAAATTCTTTTCCACATTCTATGCATATGCAATTATTTTTCATATTGTACCATAGTTCATACATATATTTAAGCTTTGGCGATAAAACATAATGCATAAAATTTGGGCCGGACGTCAGTATTACCACCAGTAAAATACGACCCACTATGACCGTGAGGCGTTGATGCAACTTCATTGGTTGTCGATGCAACATCATAAGAAGTACCATAATGCGTTGTTACACCTTCACCCCCACCTGAAGGCCCTTTATAATCATCGATATAAGTATGATAATGAGAAGGTAACTCATCAGCGGTTATTGCGTGGGTGCCAACTGCAATAGAGGCTGCAGATAAAGTTTTGTGGCTGGCCCCGCCTGTAGTCCCATATGCGTGATCGTCACCCACCGCTATAACAAATCGATTTCTGAGGTTTGGAGTACCATTTAACCCATTACATAGATACCACCCAGCCGGAATAGAGGCTTCTGACCCACTCCAAATACAAATTGTGCCGGTATCAATACCCGCATCAAGTATCTGTTGGGCCGTGAGCCCATCCAGCTTTTCACAGATAACCCCGGACCCAGAACCATCATTAGCAGCCGTTATGTACTTCGCGTCGCATTCAGCCTTAGTATAATATCGCTCAGCGTGGGCTATACCGTTTATGTAAGAAACCGCCTCGTCATATATACATTCCATATTTGTTAAAGCTGTATTTTTGGCAGATTCCGTCATAAGGTGTTCCTGCCAAGAGGTCTTAGTGTAGCTCATTTAATCACGCCCATTTGTTGCTTGTAAACTGTAGTTGTAAACTTTCCAGTGAGTTTTTAGTGTATATAAAGGAGTGGGTTTCTACTTCGATGCCAGTTCCGGGAGTAATTGTCGCTGTATCCCCGCCCACTAAAACTGCCTGATCAACTTCTTCGTTCGCTGATCCTGATGGTATTATAAAAGTAGTTACTATGGAATCTGCGGTTGATGTTTGGTCGGTTCGGTACATTCTATAGACTTCGGTCCCGCCCTTTTTCAATACCAAATATTTTATTCGGTCACTATCCTCAAAACATGGTAACCACACTTCAGATGCATCTTCCGTACCGTCCGCATAGACTACCTGCCAAATATTAGGGGATTCTATGGCTGTCCAAGTTTTAGTAAACGTTATGAGAACAAGCAATACATCGGATGTACTAACATCATCTGGACTAGCACTTTTCTTTTGTATATTGTTTAATTTTATAAAAATATCTTCCCAATCATCCTCGATAGGTCCAGTATAAGCAACTACATCGCAATAATCTTGCTGATTGGTATATCGGAATGTGATATTGCCTATTAGACAATCATCATCAACATCATGTTTGGTTATCTTTATATGTTGGAGTACACCTGCCGCTAGACCGTCCTTAGAGGTCGTGTACTCGATTTTCTTGCCTTCCATCGCATATACATCAAGGATTGCATTAGCCTCTTCCAGGGCCGCTACACGGCTCGACAGCGAGGTATCAGAGCGAACGTTCTCAACTATCCCAGAAGAATCTTCTCCCTCCACTGTCTGTCTATCTGCAATCTCAGCAAAATCGCTGGTCACAACCACAATCTGATAAAGGCCTGTATATATAATTTTTAAAACATCTGTTTCTGTCAAGGCGGTGGCACTTGAATCTTGCGAAATGATTTGGTCGCTCTTGGCCCAATACCAATCCTTTCCGGTATCTACACCTTTTTTGCCCACCGTTTTTAGAGTATAATCTCCACCATTAATAGATACATATATCTCAGGTTCGTTACCAAGTTTGTATGCAACTGGGAACGAAGTGGTTTGGCCGTCGCCTTTAGCATACTCGGTTTGGATATCGGTTTCTTCCCATGTTCCCACGATATATTGGCGATTTCGATATTCAGGGTTGGCATTAGTTACATTTAATCCCGAAAACGCATCTTCTATTAAGAAGTCATCGGTTTCTATAAGATCCCATGCTGCATCATAACTACTCCGGTCAATAAAATACAAACGTTTATATTCATCTATAAACCATATAAATCCGGCCCGCTCTGCCATATTATCGAGAACATCCGCCGCACTTATATAATTAGCAATATATTGTGTTACTGTGCCCCCGGCCTGGATTTCCCCAAGCGTTACGCCTTCAGCCTCAAGATACTGATCGAGCACATAGTTAACAATCGTTTCCACGGTGGTATCTTGCCATGCTTTAGCCACAATACGTTTTTCAGCCAGGTAATGATAATCTGTGCATGATATAGAGTGTTTTATTATATCACGACCGCTTATCAATCGCTCAGAGCTGCTATCGATATATCCACCAAATACTTTATATCCAACAGTAGAGTATATTTCTACCTCTTGACCTTTTTTAAAGTGTTTTAGTGCACCTATATCCAAAATTGTAAATGATGCAGTGGATCTCTTATCAACAGATAGATCAACTTCGGGGGTTGGAGAATCCATTAAAATGTTATTGCTTTTTACATATATATCGTACCAAGTATAAGGCAAAACTTCTTGCCATGTGCCCAGATCTAATACATCTTGCCAAGTATATGCACTAAATTGGTTAACACCATTAATAATTGCTAACATAACACCTCCACCTGCATCGTTATATAAAATTTTATATATTATGTACAAAAGTTTAAGCTGGTGATATTCTTACGATCAAGTGTCGTGCGTCGCCAACCCATAGTTATGAGCTACCTTCATACCAGTTGTCTTTGTCGCGGTGTACGTGTAGGTCGCCCCGGCAAAAACATTCCCAATTATAACACCGTTTGCCATCCCATTGCCTTCGATGCATGTGGTATCCAATATCAGGAGGTTGTCTGATACTATCGGCTGATCGTGATATGTGCCAGCCCCATCCTTGTCATAGTGGATGCCTCGGGCGAACCCTTTGATAGCATTATCGGACACTATCGAAAATTTTACCTGTTCGGCCCCGCCTATATAAACACCGTCGCCATTCGGCACATCATAATTGAAAATCGAGTTCCCAGATACTGTTATGTACTGTATGACAGCAGTATCAGAATCGATCTTAATTCCCTTGCCGGTGCCGTAAATAGCAATGTAGTTGCCCTCTATCCTGGCCGGGTATGCATTAATTAGCACAATGGCGTTTCCCATTGAATTTGAGGTATCAACCATGCAACCAATTATCTGTACATCGTCCACTGTATTCGCTTTTATCGGGTACTGGCAGTTCTGGAAATTACTGTCAGTTATTTTTAGGCCACAGTGTTCAGTCTTGTTGATGCCGGTGGCATTTAGCCCGTTTTTCAAATCCCAAAAAACACTAGTTGTGACCGCACCGTTGGTCATCCCATAAGTCGAACTTCCGGTTATCAAGAGCCCCGTGGATGTCGCGGTTGTGGTATTCTCTTCTTGGGAGAAATAACAATTTTTGACTGTGCCTAGCCTCCAATTATATAATTCCAAAAGAGTGCTATTCCCATGTGCTAGGAAAGTCACTTTATCAAAGCACATACCATGAGTTCGCCCGGTGGTCTCTACGCCGTTGTTGTTGCTCAAGGTCTCGATTACCAGATCTTTCAGAACGTTGTGGGGCGTTGCGTATATCTTTAGGTCACCCGAATCGTCGCCGGCTATGGTCATGAGTGGGTCGGCAGTACCGGAGAGCCCGGTTTGATATCCAGTTCCTACAAAAGAGATATCAGCAGTACTCGTAAGGCCGGATGTCAGAACGAATTTGTCTTTTAGAAATATCATACCGCCATCTGGCAAGCCGTTGATTGCAGCCTGGATAACGGTTGCATTATTGGCATTAGAGCTGATCCACGTACCATTAAACCATTGTGCATGTGCCTGTCCACCTGAATAATAACATGTTATGTCGTATGTAGGCATGCTTACGACCGCTTCACCAAACATTAATACATCAGAGTCACTATATAACGTTTTAGTGGTAGTTCCTGGCGCGGTTCCCGAGAACTTGATACCGTCTATACTTTGTGACCAGTTTAGCTTGTCTAAGCCAATTTTTGTAGCAGCATCGGCACAACTACATAACAATATAGTTAATATTAAAATTATATGTAATACTTTCATGAAAAATTCGCTCCTTAGTAAGGATAATTAACTCGTATTTTATCGCCTACAATAGGCGCCTCGGCCATCGTAATAGTACTACCAGATATGGTATAGTCCTCGCCTACACCAACCGTCATATATTGCCCATTTAAATAGAGCATAATTTGACCGTCCGCTGGTGCATATGCTAGGGTAAACGTAACATTAGAACCATTTACAAGTCCAGATGGAACTTCATTGATGCTCCAACGGCAGCCTAATATAGTCTGTGTTTCGGCTAACGTTTTTTTCACATATACACCAGCTCCCGAAGCCACCAGAAAATCGTTTGTAGCTGTAGCTAGATTATGGTTGGGCGCATCGATGGTTGGATAAACTTGTCGCCAAACTGCTGAACCTGTTGTAACACTTTCTGCAATAAACAATCTGTGATCAGTAACATTCCACCAATGACTTCCAACCGCGTATCCATCAATTATATCGTCGCCAATTCCCGGATCAATTGCTCCATTAAAATTGTTTTTACAGATAATACTATCTATAACATCCATGTTATCGTTAATGTCAATTATACTTGAGACATCGCTGAGTCCGGGTTTTTTGATTGCAGGGTTTCGTGTACAATATTGCATTTATATCAAACTCCAGTTATAATATGGATATTGTAAGTTAATAACTATTATATATAATTTATTGTAATATTTTAATAATAGTTAATAAATACAAAAAAGAAAATGGATGTTGAAAACAATAAAAAAATGGGCTCGAGGTTATTGAGCCCGTATAATGTTACTGATATTGTTTCTGACCTGGTAAGCCTGCCAGATTCTCACGGCCTCATCACAAAGAGTACCAACAATATTTTCATAGTTGACAACTCGCACAACATGTAGGTAAAACTGGAT